ATTGTTTAAAAATTATGTCTACATACATTTCTTTAACGAATGAATTGCTACGAAGAATGGGTGAGGTTGTCTTAGACTCCACCGAATTCGATGGAGCTAGAAACATCCAGTCTCTAGCTAAGAATGCTATCAATTCATCTGTTAGAGAGTTGATGCACTCTGCACAGGAGTGGCCTTTTGCTCTTGTTACTAACACACAAACACTGACAGTGGGTACAGGAACATATTCCTTTCCTGCCGCTTTGTCCAGTGTTGATTGGGAAAGCTTCTATCTTAAGAAGCTAACAGCAGCAAATAACGATCCTCTTCGTCTTCCTGTTCTCACTTACACGGACTACTTAGACAACTACCGTCCCGGTGAAGATGTTAATGGCACTGGTGGATATGGTCCAGCCATTGCTGTCTATCAAACACAAGAGTCTAAGTTTGGTATCACGCCACTGCCGGATCAGGCTTATGAGGTGGAGTATAAGTATTGGTCTTTCCCTGCTGACTTATCTGTCTCTACAGATGTATGCATTATTCCAGATAGATTTACCAGTGTGTTAATTGATGGTGCTATGTTCTACATGTTGATGTTTAGATCAAATGAACAAGGTGCAACAATTTACAAAGAGAAGTTTGATACAGGTATCAGGACAATGCGTAGGCTGTTGTTAGATGAGCCTTTGTATATGCGTTCAACGATGATTGTTAAGCCATCGTTCAATCCTAGAGTGTTTTAATGGCAGATAGAATTAATGGCTTTAAGGTGACATGTATTGGTGGAATGAACACCAATAGGGATGTACTATCTCAAGGTGAGATGTATCCCGGCTCAGCCACACAGCTAATTAATTATGAGCCAGCTATTACTGGTGGTTATAGACGGATTAGTGGATATGCTAATAGTTATGGAACTGTAACTGGTACAGGTAATGTGCTTGGTGTTATGGTTTCAGAGAGTTTAAATGATGGAATCTTTGCTTGTCGCAAACCTTCTTCTGGTACAACCTACTTTTATAGGTGGGTAAATTCTTCATCTACTTGGGTAGCAATTACAACTCCCGGAACTGTTACAATGGTGGGAGTTAAGAAGGTTAGGTTTACTAGGTATAATTGGAGTGCTCCTAAGTTTGCATTAACTGATGGAATTAATCCGGCTGCTGTGTATGATGGAACTACATATACACAGATTACAGATGCTAATGCTCCTAACAGTCCTAAGTATTCTGCTGCTTTTAAGAATCATTTATTCTTAGCTGGTGATACAACAGATCCTTACAACTTATACATATCTTCTCCTTTAGCAGAAACAAACTTCAACCCAGCCAATGGTGCTGCTGTTATCAATGTAGGGTTTGAGATTGTTCAGATTAAACAGTTTAGAGATACGCTGTACATCTTTGGTAAGAATGCCATTAAGAGTTTGACAGGCACTAACATAGCTGACTTTGTGGTAGGTGAAGTTACAACAAATTTAGGTTGTGTTGTTCCAGATAGTGTGATAGAACTTGGTGGCAGTTTAGTGTTCCTTGGTCCTGATGGTTTTAGACCAGTGGCTGGAACAAGTAAGATTGGTGATGTGGAATTGGAAACAATTTCAAAACAAATTCAATTCACCATTACATCAATCTTACAAGAACTTGTAGCTGGTTCTATTGATCCAGAAACATTAAGCTCTGTAGTTATTCGTAAGAAGTCACAGTTTAGATTGTTCTTACCAGCCGAAGGAACCTTTGGTTTGTTAGGTGGTCTTAGAGCCAGTGAAGGTGGTGTGTCTTTTGAGTATAGTCAGATTTTTGGCTTCCCAGCTACATGTGCTGCTAGTGGATATATTGGTGTAGATGAAATTGTTATTCATGGGGATTCTACTGGTAAGGTGTATAAACAAGAGACAGGAAGTTCTTTTAATAGTACAGAAATCTTAAGTGTTTACCAAACACCTTTCTACTATTTTCAAGATCCATCAATCCGTAAGAACTTCTATAACATTTCTACATTCTTGCGTAGTGAGGGATCGACTAGTATTGTGATGGGTGTGGCTTATGACTTTGATGACTCTGTTAATGTCTTCAATCCAGCCAACTATAACATTTTAACAACTGGTGCTGCTGCTTATTACAATGAAGCCATCTATGATGCTTCAGCAATTTATGATGGTAACCCATCACCAGTAGAGAAAACAAACATTGAAGGCTCTGGATTCTCCATTGCTTTCAAATATGTGACTAATGATATAAATGCTAGTCACACAATTCAGGGCTTGGTCTTGAATTATTCGATGAATGACAGACGCTAAGGAGAACTACCTTGACAGGTTATGTAAGACAATCCGCTGCTGATATCGTCCCAACGGGCGTAGTTAGAGCTGCACCAATTAATAATGAGCTTAATGCTCTGCGTGATGCTTTTGCTGCTGGTGCTGGACACAAGCACGATGGTACTGCTGCTGAGGGTCATCCTGTTCCTGTCATTGGTGACAGTGACTTATTAAATAAGATTGCCACTGATACAGCTAACAATCGTCATGGTGTGTTTGTTGAGGTGGGTGCTGCTGCTGTTGAGCAGGTGCGCTTCCAAGACGGAGCTATTGTTCCAGTAACAGACAACGATGTTGACTTAGGTACAAGTGCTCTTGAGTTTAAAGACCTGCACATTGATGGCACAGCAAACATTGACAGCTTAGTAGCTGACACTGCTGACATCAATGGAGGCACTGTTGATGCTGCTGTTATTGGTGCAAGTACACCAGCAGCAGCTACAGTGACTAATTTAACAGTTAATACAGCAGCAACAATTGCTTCTGCTGATATCAATGCAGGTACTATTGATGGTGCTGTTATTGGTGGTGCTGCTGCTTTAGCCATCACAGGCACTACAGTTACTGCCACCACTGGCTTTATTGGTGGCCTCACTGGTGCTGTCACTGGTAATACGGCAGGTACACACACAGGTGCTGTTGTTGGTAATGTCACTGGTAACTTAACTGGTAATGTTACAGCCTCTACAGGCACATCAACATTCAATGATGTCACCATCAATGGTGGCTTGAACATGGATGCTGGCACTGCTGCCACCATCACCAACCTAACTAGCCCTACCAATTCTGGTGATGCAGCTACCAAAGGCTATGTAGACACAGCAGACGCTTTAAAGTTGAATCTGTCTGGTGGCACTATGTCTGGTGCTATCGCTATGGGGACAAACAAGATTACAGGTCTTGGTACTCCTACGCTTAGTGCAGATGCTACTACTAAAACATATGTGGATACAGCGGATGCATTAAAACTAGATCTTGCTGGTGGCACTATGTCTGGTGCAATTGCAATGGGAACAAACAAGATCACAGGTCTTGGAGATCCTACAACAAACCAAGACGCTGCTACTAAGGTTTATGTTGATACATCTATCAGCAACTTAGTAGCTGCTGCTCCCGGAGCGTTAGACACTCTAGATGAATTGGCTGCTGCTTTAGGTGATGATGCCAACTTTGCCACCACAGTTACCAACTCCATTGCAACAAAACTAGCACTTGCTGGTGGCACTATGAGTGGTGCAATTGCAATGGGTACGAATAAGATTACTGGCTTAGGTAATCCAACGCTTGCACAGGATGCAGCAACTAAGACGTATGTTGATACTGCTGATGCATTGAAGCTCAACCTTGCTGGTGGCACAATGTCGGGTGCTATTGCAATGGGAACCAGTCAAATCACTGGCTTAGGTAATCCAACGCTTGCACAAGATGCTGCTACTAAAACTTATGTTGATACAGCAGATGCATTAAAACTGATCTTGTCTGGTGGCACTATGAGTGGTGCTATTGCTATGGGAACTTCCAAAATCACTGGAATGGGTGATCCTACAGCAAACCAAGACGCAGCTACTAAAGTATATGTAGACACTGCCGATGCATTGAAGCTGTCCTTAACAGGCGGCACAATGTCTGGAGCCATTGCGATGGGTACTTCCAAGATTACAGGCTTGGGAACTCCAACAGATAATGCTGATGCTACAACTAAATTGTATGTTGATGGCATCTTAGGCTCTGCCACTGCTGCTGCTGCCTCTGCTTCTGCTGCAGCCACCTCTGCTTCTAATGCAGCCACTAGTGCAAGCAATGCTTCTACATCTGCATCTAATGCATCTAGCTCTGCCTCTGCTGCTTCTACATCAGCTACAAATGCTGCTGCTAGTTATGACAGTTTTGATGATCGTTACTTAGGAAGCAAAGCTTCTGCTCCTTCTGTTGACAATGATGGCAATACTCTTTTAGTTGGTGCATTGTATTGGAACAGCACAAGCAATGAATTGTATTTGTGGACTGGCTCAGCATGGACTCGCTCTGCTTTGTCTGGTTCAGACTATGTAGCCAAAGCTGGCGACACAATGACTGGTGCTTTGACAGTACCTAGCTTAACATCTACTAATGGTTCAACCATTCAAGGGTTAACTGTTGGTCGTGGTGCGGGTGCTGTGTCTTCTAATACTGCGGTAGGCAATAGTGCTTTATCGGCTAATACAACAGAAGTTCAAAATTCCGCTTTTGGCGTATTAGCATTACAGAATTTTGTTGCTTCATATAACACTGCATTTGGTGCTTATTCATTACGAGGCAGTGCAGGTAATTCAACTGGTCAATTCAATACTGCATTTGGCGTTGACACAGGTAGTGCCATAACTACTGGTTCGGGAAACACTCTTATTGGTATGTATGTAGGTAACGCCATTACTACTGGTAGTAGTAACGTAGGAATTGGTGGAAATGGTTCCGGAGCCTCACTTGGGTCAACTACTACAGGTAGTAACAATGTAGCTGTTGGTTTGCAAGCTCTTAAATCTAACACTACAGCATCAAACAATACTGCTGTAGGGTCTGGGGCGGCATTTACAAATACCACTGGTACAAGCAATGTGGCTATTGGTTATCAATCTTTATTATCCAACACCACAGCATCTAATAACACTGCTGTTGGCTACCAAGCCGCATACACAAATACCACAGGTGATAACAATTCTGCTTTTGGTCGTCTAGCGTTATACACAAACTCAACTGGGACTAACAATATTGCCATAGGTTCACAGGCTTTATATGTAAATACTGTCAGTAACAACACTGCTGTGGGTGTTTTTGCTGGTCTTGGTAACACAACAGGTCGCATTACCGCCCTAGGTGCTTATGCTCTTTACTCAAATACATCAGGAACATCAAACGTAGCAGTTGGTGGCAATGACTCAACTACTGGTGGCGCATTACAAGCTAATACAACTGGAAGTCTCAACACAGCAATGGGTGTAGGCGCACTGGTTTCTAACACCACAGCATCAGAGAACACTGCCGTAGGTTACCAAGCTGGGTACGCAAACACAACTGGAACTGCTAGTACTTTTGTTGGATATAAAGCTGGTTTTCCTAATACAACAGGCGAAATTACAGCAATTGGTCATCAAGCACTTTTGAGTAACACAACTGGAACATTTAACACGGCTTTAGGTAGAAATGCATTAGTTACTAATACTACTGGTAATCAGAACGTAGCCCTTGGAAGACAGGCTCTTAATGGCAACACTACAGCTTCTGAAAATACTGCTGTTGGTTATCAGTCCTTAACAATTAATTCAACTGGTGCGGCAAATACGGCAGTAGGTCATTCAGCCCTATATAACAACACCACAGCATCTAACAACACAGCAGTTGGATATCAAGCCGCTTACACAAACACAACTGGTACAGGTATCGTTGCCGTTGGTTATCAAGCATTAGACTCCAACACTACAGCTTCTAATAATACAGCGGTTGGTAGTGGCTCACTTCAAGCCAATACGACTGGCGCACAAAATACAGCACTAGGCTTCCAAGCACTGTATGCAAACACTACAGCAGATTGGAATACGGCAGTAGGAAGAACTGCTTTGGCGACTAACACAACAGGTACGCTTAATACTGGCTTGGGTGGTTATGCTTTAAATGCAAACACAACTGGCGCAAATAACGTAGCCGTTGGTATGCAAGCACTTGTATCTAACACCACAGCAAATGACAACACTGCGGTAGGCTATCAAGCGGGTTACGGCAACACTACAGCCGCAAGCAATACAGCTATCGGTGCATATTCTTTGTTTACCAACTCTACTGGTGCTCAAAACACCGCAGTTGGTCGTCAAGCTTTACAAGGGAACACTACTGGGGCTAATAGCACTGCTATGGGTTATCAGGCAATGTACACCAACACCACTGGTGGCGGTCAAGCGTTTGGTTATCAGGCTTTATATGCTCAAACTACTGGTTCAAACAACACTGCAATAGGTTATCGCTCTCAGTATGCAACCACCACTGGATACCAAAATATCTCTATTGGTGATAATTCTTTGCTTGCAAATACAACAGGTTTAAATAATGTAGCAGTTGGATTTGGGTCGCTCCAAGCCAACACCACAGCATCTAACAACACTGCTGTTGGTTATCAGGCGGGGTACTCAAACACTACGGGCACTGACCTTGCCGCTTTTGGTAATATTGCGGCCTATAGCAATACCACAGGTGCATACCTAAATGCGTTTGGTCGTGCGGCTTTATTTAGCAACACGACAGGTGCAAGCAATGCGGCATTTGGTCATGCGGCTCTTTACGCAAATACGACTGGTGGATACAACACAGCAATCGGTTCACCAGAGGGTGGAGGCGTTGCTGTTCTTCGTTACAACACCACAGGTCAATTTAATATTGGTGTTGGTTCTGGCGCACTTGGTAACAACACCACAGCATCTAACAACGTGGCTGTTGGTTATCAGGCGGTTTATTACAATACTACGGGCTATAACTTAGTGGGAATTGGGTATCAAGCATTACTTTCAAACACCACAGGAAATGGAAACACTGCTGTTGGCATTAATTCGGGAAACGCTATAACAACTGGGTTTCAGTTAACAGCAGTTGGCGCAAATTCGGCACAAAAAACAACAACAAATTGGACAACGGCTGTTGGTGGTCAAGCATTAAGAGAAAACACCACTGGGGCAGACAATACAGCCGTTGGTGGAGAAGCCTTGATAGTTAACACAACAGGTTCGTACAACACTGCTATTGGCAGAGCGGCTCTTAGTGCCAACACCACAGCATCTAACAATACTGCTGTAGGTTTTCAGGCTGGTTACAGTGTTCAAACAGGTTTGTATAACACCTTCATGGGGTATCAGGCTGGATACAACACAACAAACCAGTACAACACCTTCATCGGCAACCAAGCTGGCTACACAAATTCCAGTGGTTATCGGAACACCGCAATTGGTGCGGGTGCTGGGTACTCTAACGTCTCCAGTATTTACAACACATTTATTGGTGAAGAATCTGGTTACCTTACAACTGGGGGTTCTAACACTTTCCTCGGTTTTTCCACTGGCTCTGCAATTACCACTGGCACAAAAAACACAATTGTTGGTCTTTACTCAGGCAACCAAGGTGGCCTAGACATTCGCACAGCAAGCAACTACATCGTGCTGTCTGATGGGGATGGAAATCCACGGGGTGTGTTTAACAACTCTGGAGCACTTGGACTAAACGGTGCTAACTACGGCACAGCAGGTCAGGTGTTGCAATCAAACGGTTCAGGTGCTGTTCCTACTTGGGTTACGGCATCATCCTCTGCCGCTGGTAAATTCCTTGCATCTGGCACGGTGTCATCTTCGGCTGGAGTTACTTTAAGTTGGGCAACTACAGGCGTAAAGCGAATTCAAGTAGTAGTTTCAAACGGTACGATGTCAAGTTCTGGTGAGATATACGTTCAAGTTGGTTGGACATCTTCTGTCAGTTCTTCAACTGCGTATGTATTAAGAAATACAAGAATTAATAACACTAGTATTTCTAATACTACTCAATCGGCAGCATCTCAATGGAATATGACAGTAGGCGGGGTTATTCAATCAGGCTGGAATGCGGAGTTTGAAGTGCAACTAGGGGGTGACAATCTACCTTGTATCATTGGCAAAGTACAACAGTTTAACAATAACGACCTTCAATTTACTTCTGGGCAATTTACAGGTACTTGGTCAGTTGCCGAGTTTCAATCTGTGCGTGTTTGGTGGGATAGCGGCACCGCAGGGCGCGTAACAGTTATTGGATTTACAGAATAAGGGTAAAAAATGATTACATGGTTTATTAAAGAAATTGAGTCAGATAAAAACACTGGCGGGGTTATTACTGTTTGCATTGCGTATGAGGGGCAAAATGGTGATAAAAAAGATTGCCGTTGGGAGCGAGTTAGTTTTTTTCCAGACTCAACAGCCGAGGATTTTATTGCGTTTAGTGACTTGACTGAGCAGGTAGTGCTTGATTGGGTATTTGCTAAACATGGAAATGAATGGAAAACTCAAAAAGAACAAGAACTTAACAAGTTTTTAGGGTTGGTTTTAGAACCAGTCATTTCTTTTGAAGTACCGTGGCAATAAGATAAGTTAAAGCACATGTGCAAGCATACATCGATGCTTGCTTAGCTGTAAAAGCAAAATACCCTAAACCTTAAAGGAAAATTATGACTATTGAAACTCAAACCCCCACAGCAGACCAAAGCACTATATCAAGCCAAGTCATCTTCCACACCTTCTTGTTGTCTCGCAGAATTCCATCAACTCATAAATACCAATTCCAACCAAGAACAAAACAAAAGCACAACCACCAAGAATTATTCCTAGTTCATTCATCTCTTGTTCTTTTTCTTTGGCTTTCTTCTCTGCCCGTTCTAAAGCACGAAGCTCTCTTGCATCATCAACATCCATCTGGTCTTGACGGGCTTTAATCTTATTCCAAACATCAATCTTGCCTGTTGTCATGAAGAGCATCTTCAGCTCTTCCTCAAAAGCTCTGGCCTGTTCTAGTGCCATCTCAATCTGAAGAGCAGTTCCCATGTTGGAACCTTTACCCTTCTTCGTTTCAATCAGGGCTTTAGTGGCAGTTGATTTAGCGTCAAATAACTTTCCAATCATTGGGGCTAAAGACCCAAGATCAGATGCCACAGCACTGGCCTTCTTGACCATGCTGATAGCACTCTGTATGCCAGCTAGGGCGGTGATAGGATCAATCATCGCTCAACCTTTTTCCATTCAATGCATACAACTTTTCTGTTATATACATCTCCAGTCCATGTCCATCGGACACATCTATATTTCTCCTCTTTGGACCCGATAGGGAAAGATATTAATAATAGGAATATTAGTGATGCAACTTGTTTTCTATGGCAAGCCATATAGCTCCACAGAAAGCAGCAATAACTA